AAAAATGTTTTGACATCAATCCTTAAAATGGACCAACCTAAAATTTTTGATATAAAAAATCAGAAAGCCTGGGAGCGAGGCCTCAAAAGATCTGCTAGACACTTAGAATTCTGTCTCACATCTGATGTGGCAATAGTTCCTGAGTTTGTTACAAAAACGTCTGCAACTCTCCCATTCACCTTAATGGGTTTTAGAACTAAAGCACAAGTACTTGAACAAGCTGATTTTTATAAATATTGGGTTTGGGAACCCTTTGATAAACCTTGTTTGTGGCGGGTCTCGCCGAAACATGAGTTTTTATCTGTGGATGAAATAAAAAATGACAAAATCTAACTTTTATAATTCCACCTTTACATCTTTTATACTGGCAGAAAGTATTTGCTCAAGAATCTGATGCAAAAATCAAAAAGCATCAACCAGGTTATATTAGATATGGAGTTACATTTCAATTTGGAGGTTTTCATAATATGATAATGGCGCATTCAGGCGGCAACCTCAAAAAACTTTTGGAACGAATTTTCTGGGAAGCTGATATCTCAGGTTGGGACCGTGTTGTTCCCCTTCTTAAATTATGTTGGGAGTTTAGATCGCATTTTGCTACGATCCCAGACTTCCTGAAGAATTTCCACGTATGGTGCGTTAAAAACACCGTATACGCTCGGGTTGTGTTACCTAACGGTGATATAGTCGAGAGAGAAATTGGGAATAATTCGGGTTCTGGAACAACAACGTCTGATAATTGCATTATGCATGAGTTTATATTAAATTATCTTTTTGAGATTTTGGAACTAATTTTTGATCTATGTGAAGATGACGAATGGGCTGATATTTTTGGCGATGATGAATTGCCATCAGTTAAGCTTAATCCGAGTGAAGAACAGCGATTTTTAAAAGATTTCAAACAAATTATCTCAGATACTTATGCCCAATTTGGTCTGATTATTAAAGAGAGTCAATTTCGAATTCAGAAAGGGCCAATTGGAATGCATTTTTTGGGCGGAAAATGTTGTCGTATTGATGACTTTTTCCTCCCTTCCTATGATTCAGAACGCATATACTCAGCACTTGCGTATGAGATAGATAAACATACACCTGATCAAGAGGTAGCAAAAGCATACGCACTTATGCATTTAGCTTGGGAAGATTTACCACTATTTGACTATATAAGAGTTTTCTTGTTAACAACCCTACAAACCGAAATACAAGGTGGCTTTGTGGACGGCCTGAGAAAAACAGGCATACCAAATAGAAACGAAGTTATTTATGGATTCTGGTTAGGGGTCGAGGGTCAGTACAACTTTCCTGCACCAGATGTTAGCATAAAAGATACTTTCGAAGAGGAGGTTTTGGAGGATTTAAAAGAGGTGAACAAAATTGTAGAAATACAAGGATGTCTCTTTTATCCGAAAATATCTTATGGAGAAAGCATGCTTACAAAAAAAGATTGGTTATCAACTCGAGCGAAAAA